CTAATATTTTCCTAGCTCTCGCAGGCTAGTGTGATTTTCTTGAATTCGACGGAACATTTTTTCCATATCTGCCTTACTAAAATTAATCAATACGGGTCTACCATGAGGGCAGTTATAAGGATTTTGACATTGGGCCAATTGCAGTAGCAGATTTCTTGCTGAATAATCATCCAAGCTATGATTTGCCTTGATAGATCGTTTACAACTCATCATAATAGCTAACTCTGCTCGGTAAGTTTTAATAGATACCTCATTGGTTAGAAGTAACATGTCACACATTTCATAGACACCAGATGCAATCTCTTCTTCTTTCATCCAGATAGGATGCTCCCTCAAAATGAAAGTATTGTGCCCATAAACTTCTAAGAAGATACCAACTTCATTTAAGAGTGCCATTTTCTCCTGTAAGTTAATGAAATCCGAACCGGAAAACTCAAACAAATAGGGCACCAACAATTGCTGTAAACTACTGTCAACCTCACCTATCTTATCACGATAATATTCATATTTAACCCGCTCCTGGGCAGCGTGTTGGTCAATTATAAATAAACCATCTTTTCCCTGAGCAAAGAGATAAGTTCCGTGCATCTGACCAAAATAATCCAATTCAGGAAATACTGATTTTTCTTCATTTTCCAAACGGGTTAGCATTTGAGATAACTTTTGTCTGTTTTTTAAGTCAAGATTAGGATGATCAGTCTCGGTAAAGATATTCTGGGGACGACTTGCGTGTTTAACCGAAGAAGGTCCTATAACTTCTTCTGAGTGGGGCAACAGCTCTGCTTTTTCAACCTTTACACTGTTGTCAACAGCGCCGGAATAAAAATCAGTTTCAGGTATTTTTTCCGAGACAGCCGACTCTTTGACAAAAAAGTCATTCTTTTGAGGATCATAATAAAGTCCCCTAGACTGTAAAGGAAGTTGTGTTTGCTCTGGTTTAGAGAAATGTCGTGTGCTTGATTTGGCTAAGTTTTCCAGAGCATCTGGAATCAAATCTTGTTCCTTAAGACTTTCAGAAATCGCCGTACTAATTAAAGCCATCAACTCACGCTCTTTTGAAATACGAACCTCTTGTTTTGTGGGATGAACATTGACATCGGCCAAATAGGGATCAATCTGAATATCAATCACAACAATTGGGAAACGTCCAACCATGAGCTTAGAACCGTAACCATCAAGAATTGCTCGATTAAGCAAGAAATTCTTGATGTAACGCCCATTAACCAAAATCGTCATGTAATTACGGTTGGCGCGTGTCAACTCTGGCAAGCTAACATAGCCGGAAACTTCAAAATCCAAATCAGCATTAGAGATAGCCAGCATTTTTTTGGTAGTATTCAAACCATAAATCCCTGCAATTGCTTGGCGTAAATCGCCAGTTCCTGATGTCTGAGTTAATTGGCGACCATCACTAATCAGTGTGAAAGCAACTTCTGGATGTGCCAAACTCAACCGGTTGACCACATCTACAATGTGAGCTAATTCTGCCTGTAAACTTTTCATGTATTTGAGACGAGCAGGCGTGTTGTAAAAAAGGTTTTCAACCTTAATTTTGGTTCCAGTAGGAGTTGAGATCGCTTCAAGTGTCTCAATTTCCCCACCAGTAGCTATAAGAAGAGAACCGTGAGTGACTTCTTTTGTTGCTGTTTTTATCGTGATTTTACTGATAGAGGCAACAGACGGTAAAGCCTCTCCACGGAAGCCAAGTGTTCTAATTCTAAACAAATCACTCTGACTCTTAATTTTACTAGTAGCGTGGCGACGCAGACTTAAAGTTAAATCTTCATGAGACATTCCCTCACCGTTGTCTGTAACCTGTATCATCTTAAGGCCAGACTCTTCAATTTCAACGGTAATCTGGCTACTTTTAGCATCAATAGCATTCTCAACCAATTCCTTGACAACACTCGCTGGCCTTTCTACAACTTCACCAGCTGCAATTTGGTTGGCGAGAACTTCCGGTAATTCAATAATGTTTGTCATAATTTTGTTTTTAACACTTTCTAAACGTTGATATAACAAGGTTTCATTAGGTTTACACCTCTCAAAATATTAATTTGTGGACTTTTTTGTGGACTTATAAATTATTCATAGCCTTTTCATAATATAAAACAGCTTCTTTTTCTTTGTCCTTAGAAAGATGGCCATAGGTATCCAAAGTCATGCTGATATTCGCATGTCCTAGACGGTACTGAAGTTCCTTATAACTAATACCAGCGTTCAGCAATAAACTAGCGTGAGTGTGTCTAAAAGCGTGAAAGGTAAAGCGTTCAATCCCTGCTTCCTTACACCTAGTAGCTAAAGCGCTTTGTCTAACCGAAGCATTAAAATACTTTCGTGTTGGTGTGGCAAACACTACCTCCGACACACGCGCACCAACCTCATTAAATAATTGTCGCTGTCTCATTTGATAGAGCTTTAGGCTTCTAAGGGTCTTTTTATCAACACTAATCACTCTATTACCAGACTGGGTTTTAGCTGTACTCAAAAACTTCAAATTTTTATTGTAAGTCTTATTAATGGCTATTGTACCATTTTCTAGGTCAATATCTCCCCACTCTAATGCACAGGCTTCGCCTATCCTCAAGCCAGTGGATAATAAAAGTTGGTAGAGAACTGCATCAAAGTAAAGGTTATAGCGTTTGTGTTGACTAGATTCTAAATGTTCTAAAAAAGACTTCAAATCAGACGGATCAATAAACTTAACTTTTTTCTTAGCGTTTGGCTGCTTCCTTGGAAGGATAATATCTCTTGCTGGGTTGTAATCTATTAGCCCTAGCAATACTCCTTGTTGGAGAACTTTTCGGATGACTGAACGTACCGCAGTATAATTGACATAATATTTAGATAATCTATTAATTAGCATTTGAATATCACTAGCGGTTATCTTATCAACCTTCATATTGCCCAGAGTTGGCATAATATGTCGATTAAGTCTAGTAACAGTAGCATCATAAGTTTGAGGCTTTACTGTTAACTTATAGGTTTCAAGCCATAAATGACTAAGTTCTTTAAATGTTTTAATCACAACTTTTCTTTTTATTGTAGATCCATTAGACAGGAAGTCAAACTGCGCGTGCTTGGGTTTTTGCTTGACCTCTGTTTGTGTTCTTCCTGTGATGCTTGTTTTTACTCTCTTACCTGTCATTTGGTCAATGCCTAGATAAATACTAGCACGATAAACGATTGCACCGTTTTTCTTCTTATGTTCTTTTATTTTCATGATTATAAACCTTTCCATCAGCAGGCAAGCTATTATTAAAAGGGTTTTAGATTAGTTCATATCATGGTATAATAATGGTATCGGGTAAATATCCGAAATATTATAAAAGAAAATCATGGTATAATATTAGGCTTTTTAAGACCTTGCGAGCGTGGAAAACTTGCGGGGTCTTTTTTGTTTTTTTTTGGGGGGTAAGTTGATAAAATTATATGATTGAGAGTTGAAATAGCTATACGAGGATATTATTGCCTATTTTTTACATATCATCAAAAAGTGAAAGTTGATTATCGTCTGGTTGTTTATCTAGTTGTTTATGTTTCTTTTTCAAATCTTGGATACTCTCTTGAGGTGTAGGGAGATTTTCGGGCATAGTTGTGCCTAGTTTCTGCATTGTTTTTCTGATTGTTCTACCTACGTTAAAGTGTGTATCGTTAGCTAGATTTTCATCGTGTATCTGCCGATTTCTTAACACTTCATCGGTTTGAGTAGCACGGAATAAGTTAGCGGCCAATTCAGCACTACCCATATAATCAAGAATACTTTGCCCTTTTTCTAGTTCTTTTCTATCATGAATATCTTGCATAGACATTCCACCATAAAGGCCTTTATATCCAAAGTTTTGAAACTTGCCGTAGTTAGTGACACCCGACATTTTAGCAGCTTCAGCTAATGATTTATTATGTTCCTTCATCTCTTGGCGAATCGCTAAACGTTTGTGCTCTTCATCGAGTTTGTTGAAATTATCAGCTAGTTCTTGCTGACGGGTTTTAATAGCAAAATATGATTGACCCAGTGCAATGACTTCTTTTCTAGGGTCACCATTTTGGACAATCAAATAGCAGGCATAGCGAGATAGTTTATAATCTTTAATCTCCCTATCTCCTAGAGGGAGCTGTACAATTTTGCTGACCTCGGGAAAATTCATAGCGACGGGGTTTCCAGTGTTTTCACAAGCTATTTTAGCCCGCTCAATAACGTTTAAAAAATTGTCCCATTTAGCATACTCTAAAACAGTTTGTAATTCACGGGCATACCAAAACTCTACACCGTTTTCATCTATGTGTTTAATATTTTCGAAAGCTAATTCGTCATAATGTTGTAATCCGTTCATGCTTTTCCTTTCTATGGTCTAACGGTCAAGGTACGGTGAGTTAAAAATGAATAAAAATAATTTTATGTATATTTTTATGATATTTTATGCAACTGCTTAACAGATAAGATAATAGTTTTAGTTATAAGTCGTTTTTTCTACTCTGGTAGCTCATTTTTAGACTTAAAGCAGTGGAGTATAGTTTTACACTGCTAGAGTATTTCATGTCTGTTTTAACACATTATAGTGGGCATTTTCGAACTTAAAATAGAAACTATGGGCTATTCATCTCTATCTTTGCTAAATATGACAAAAATTCCAAAAGCTAAAATCAACTTGATAACTCCTCTTAGATACTCACCAGATAGAAGCATATCAATACCTGTCACTGAAATAGAAATACCACACAGTGTCAAAAATACTTGCTTTTTGTTTATACTCATAGAAAATCTCCTTTTATTGAAATACAACCACGCGCATAATGCTGAACTTCGAGCGAACTTAGAGAATAGAAGGTTACTACTCCCAAACACGAACACATGGTCGCATTTCGGAATGCTGGAAAATGTTGGTATGTACCGACATAATACGTCAACCTATTTCAATAGTTCTAAAACGCTCGGTAAATTCACTTAAAGAACTTGATATATCGGTCGTTTATTAATTTACTTTTTCCGTTGTGACAGCTTCTAAAATCAGTTGGCATTTTTAGCATATAGTATTCAGAAAATCGGACTTTTCGGCTGTCTTAAAGAGCAAAATGCGAGTCCTTAAAGGTAAAGCAACCAAAATTAGTGGAAAATAGTGGAATTCGGCGCGTGGGTATCAGATAGTCATGATTTAGATGTAAAACTCCCAATAACTTCTCCGATAATACGGAAATCACTATCTCTATCTATGAGTATATCGTCATACTTGTCGTTCAGACTATGCAGAAATGCTCCAGAATCGTTTATAACAAGTTGTTTGATATAAGCATCACCGTAATACTCAAAAACTCCTATATCACCATCTGACAGGTTAATAGATAGTTTGATAAATACATAGTCCCCAGAATGGTATTCGGGTTCCATAGAATCGCCATAAACCGGTATGACAAAATCAGCGTCGTAATCGACTGGTAATTCAATTGTTTCTACTTGTACATCATTTAGATACTGACCTGTACCAGCTGAAGCTGCGTGGTCGTAGTAATTGTAAGTGTAGTAGGTGGCTTGTGGTTCTTCTACTGTGTTTTGTTGTTCTAATTGTGTTTCAGCATAATCAAGGACGTTTAATTGTCGCTTGTGTTCTAGCTGAGATAAAGTAGATGTTACTTTTTGTAGGGTTGATGGGATAATATTACTATTTGTTTCAATATTATTAGAATCAAAACGGGGGTCAATGTCTGATTTTAGAACTCCGAAGAAGTCCGCCAGCTTTTGAACGTTTCCAGCAGTTGGGAGTGAACGACCTTTAACATAGCCAGTTATCGTACTCTTAGGTATTCCTAGTTTGTTGTGAATATCTATCTGTTTGATATTCTTTTTAGCCATAAGCATGTTGAGATTTGTTGAGAAAATTTCTCTATTTATTAAATCTTGGGGACTATTTTTAGCCATTTCTCTTACCCCTTTCTTTTTGTATCTGAATTAATTCTAACACAAATAAACCTAAAAGTACTATTTTTTTAATATTTTTCTACAAAAATCATTGACTTGGTACGAAAATAATAGTACTATTAAGCCATAGCTTTTTAGAAAGGAGTTGAAAACATGACGCAAATTACACTAAAAGCTGCCCGAATCAACGCTGGTTACACTTTAAAACAAGTAGCTGGAGCGGTTGGGAAAAATCCCCAAACTATTTCAAAGTACGAAAAAGATAGCTCCGATATTTCTTTAGGACTATTGCAAAAATTATCATCTTTGTACGGTGTCACTATTGATAACCTTTTTTTAGGTAAAAAAGTACGAAAATAATAGTACTTTATTAATTAGAAAGGCAGGCAAGAAATGAGAAGGAATTATAGCAAGGTCATAGATGAGCTGAGAACTTCCTACAACTTGAATTTAGTTGCTATTGGTCAACGTATCGGAATAGACCCCCGAACAGTTGGTAAATGGTGGCAGGGTAAACATAACCCGAACCAAGAAAGCAGAAAGAAACTGAATAGGCTATATAGAGAGGTGAAAGAAACTATGATGACACAAGTAAATATTTTTGAAGAAGCTAATGACAACACAAAGCAGGTTATGCAAGTTATTACAACGACAAATTTTCATGGACAACCTTTAGACATTTACGGTGATATTCAGGAGCCTTTATTTTTGGCTAGGGCAGTCGCTGAAATGATTGATTACACAAAAACTAGCCAAGGGTACTATGACGTACAAGCTATGCTAAGAAAAGTAGATGAGGATGAAAAGCTTAAAGGAATGGCTTTAGAAGGTACTACGAAAAATTTTCGTAGTGGTCAAAAAGTTTGGTTTTTAACTGAGCATGGACTTTATGAAGTGCTTATGCGTTCAAACAAACCAAAAGCCAAAGAGTTTAGAAAAGCAGTCAAAAACATTCTAAAAGAAATCCGCTTGAATGGCTATTACATGCAAGGCGAATTGGTGCAAGAACTAGCTCAATCAAGCACCCAAAAACTACCAGGTATAAGTGACCTAACTTATATACGAAATAAGCTAGCTGATTTAGTTGATATGGATAATCTAGCTGATATTTCAAATGGGATTGACCGAGTTCAGCAACTAGTGAAGCTGATCAGCTTGTAGGAGCAATCTATGAACAAAACAGAAACATGGAACGGATATACTATCCGATTTGTAGAGCACCAAGGCGAATGGTGGGCGGTTGCCAAGGATATTACAAATGCTTTGGGATTAAAACAACCGTCAAGAGCTATATCGACTCTAAAGGGGGTTACTAAAAGTAAGACCCTTACAAAAGGTGGGGAGCAAGAGCTTTCTATTATCAATGAAAAAGATATTTACAGATTAGTATTCAAAAGTCGAAAACCTGAGGCGGAAGCTTTCCAAGAATGGGTATTTGAAACCATTAAACAGTTAAGACAAAGCACAGGCCTAGAGGGCTTCCAAGTATTTAGAATGTTTGATAAAGAACATCAGAAGCAGTCAATGAATAGGCTTGTCAATGGCTTACAAAATGCAACTAAGAAAGACCTTATCAAAGCCAACACGATTGCCAATAAAGCGGTATCTAATAAGTATGGGTTACCAAAGATGATTAGTAAAAACGAGATGACAGAAAACATGTTGCGAGACCGTGAGCCTATCCTTGATGAAACGGTTGAACTAATCAAGGTTAAAGAAAAATACGGCTTAAATTTTAGCGTATCTGAAGCAATCTTTAACCAAAACACAATAAAAAAAGCGCAGTGATGCGCGTGGATAAAGGAGAAATGATTATGAAAGCAACAACTTACAAAGAGTTGAAGAAATGGATTGATGAAGGTGTTGATTTAGCTGAGCTAGCACAGGGTTACGCTGACAAAGTACCAAATGCAGATCGCGAACAGTTTGAAGCAATCACACAGGAAATTTTCAACGTATTGGAAGGCGTATCGCTCATGCTTGATGACAAAGTGCTAATCTATAATCGCAAAGCAGAGCAAAAGCGTTTGAATGACATTGAACAAGGCAATTATTAATCAATAATCAAGAGCAACAAAAAAAGGCTTTGACAGCGACCAAACTTCCAAGCCTTTAATTAGTATAACTAAACTCAATTAATAAAGCAGGCAAGCTATTATTAAAGGGGTTTTATGTCTTAAATTATAGCATATTGAAGCTATTTTGACCATACGTAGGGAGCTACCCCTTAAAACTAGCATGAATCTAGTATAAGAAACAAGCAATCAATAAAAACACTACACAGAAAATAATAATTAAGCGAGAAAAAACATAATGAAATATAGAGTAGAAACAAATCCTTTTTCAAAAGATAGATACACTCCTGAACAGCTAGAAATGTTCAAAAATCGCCAACTCAGCAAAAATAAAGCAGAAGCCTATTTCACTCGACTATATAACCAACATATCGCTTGGGTAATTATTGCTAACGTTATGACAGAGTACGTCATTAAATTCAGAAAAAGTGCCACCAGCTTTGAAGAAGCATGGGACGCTTTAGACTATCAACGAACCACAGAGATTGTCTTTAGAGCCGTTAACGGTTTACCTTGTTCAGAGAAAGACTCAGGGGAACTAGAAACTTATTTAAGTGAGGTATCGGCATGATGCAAGAACTTAACCTCACACCAACACAGACGCTTATTCTATTCTTTGTTTTAAGTCTCTTAGGGCTTCTTCTTAGCCTTTCTAAGTCATTAATAGACATTGATTTACCAGAAGATACCCAAGTCCCTAAACCACCTAAGAACGCAAACTATGGGGCTTATATTCAATCACAGAACCATTATTACAATTAGGGAGGAACTGCATGACAACGGAAGAATATTTTAAAAAATTGCTAGAAGATAGCGAAAAACAGCCTACAAACTGGTTGAGTGATAGGGTTTTAGACAAAAATATCAAAATGCTAGATGAAGATATTGAAGCAGAGTGGGACGATTTTCCGTTATTCACGAAAAAAATATTTATCAATACTACACAACGTAACTATAACAAAGCTGATGCCGTTGTTAAATTTTTGGAATCAATACCAATAGAGATGGAATATAAAAAAGGGCTAAATATAGTTATACAAGCATTGAACGAGTTAAAAGATAGTCTTAAAAATCAAGTGCTTGGTGTTATTGATAACCAAATCCTGTTTCCAAATGATAAGGAGGACACGAAATGACACTACCAGAGAATTATAGACGTGTCCTTAATCTGATTAAGGTTGGGGCAGAGATTAGCTTAATACTGAAACTTGAAGAACGCTCCGTCCAAAGTATCATCAGTAGCTTAATCACGCGCTATAACGTCCCTATTATCGGCATTAGGCACGGATTCAATCGTGGTTACTTTATTCCAGCTAACAAAGAAGAATTGCTAGACGGTGCTAAAGCCTTTTACAACCAAGTACAAAAGGAACAAGAACGCCTAAGTGTTTTATTGAATGCCGATTTAACCAGTTATAAGGAATTACTCAAAGGAGGTTAGGCATGAACGTATTTAGTCAAGATTATGAATCCAAACTCTTAGAACAAAACCTGACCGCTTTTAATCGCTTTTTGGAAGCCTACCAGAAACCTAAACCAAGAGTTTTAGGGTTGATCACGGCCGAACAAGTCAAAGAGGAATTAAATATCAAAGGTAAAACCCTAAAACGGTGGGAAAATGCTGGGTTAAGACGATACCAACCACCACTAGAAGACACCAGGAAACATTATTACAAGGTCAGTGATATTCTTATCTTTTTGGGGGTAAGTGTGTAGATGGCTATTTATGAAGCAAGAGGCTTTAGCTCTTATTTGTACCCCTACAAAGGACCTTTAGAACCATTTGACTATATTGCTCAATTTAGACCTTTGAAACCGCCTGAGGATATTGATATTGAAGAATACAAGCGAACACAAGCCCCCTACTGCCTAAGTGGCAAGGTCACAGCCGAGAAAAACGGTAGCTATAAGCGCAATAATGCTAGTTTAGTTTATCGCGATTTGATTTTTCTTGACTATGACGAGATAGAAACAGGCGTCAACCTACCTAAAATCGTTTCTCAGACGCTTTGGGAGTATAGTTATATTATTTATCCAACGATTAAACACACCCCCGAGAAGCCCCGTTATCGCCTTGTCATGAAGCCTAGTGACGTGATGACTGAAGCAACTTATAAACAAGTGGTCAAGGAGATAGCCGATAAGATTGGACTACCGTTTGATTTAGCTAGCCTTACCTGGTCACAATTACAAGGCTTACCTATTACAACAGGCGACCCAGAGGACTATCAGCGCTATGTGAACCGTGGTCTTGGTTATCCTGTTCCTAAAAATGGTAACACGCCAAACAGACAAGTTGTTACTACTTACACGCCACGCCCTAGAAGTCAGCGTTCTATTACCATGAGGGTCATAGATACCCTGTTTAATGGTTTTGGAGACGAAGGCGGGCGCAACGTGGCCTTAACTAAATTTGTTGGCTTGCTATTTAATAAATGGGTGGATTGTGATTTAGAGACGGCTTATGAGCTGGTACAAATAGCTAACAGCGTGACAACTAAGCCACTACCCATTGATGAGATAGATACAACCTTTAGAAGCATACTTGATAAAGAATTAAGAAAGAGAGGAATCAAGCCATAGACAAAGAAGAATTGAAAGACTATCAAAATAAACTATCGCAAGCCACTCAACCTGCTTTTGCCCCTGCTTTCAGGACACGAAAAGGTAGAGGAGACAAAGAATATGTCATTAGTAGCCCCTACAATGTCGGTAAGGTTTTTGAATTTTACGAAAATATCTATACAGGTATTAAATACAACGAATTTGAAAAAACTATTGAAATCACTAAAGCAGTTCCTTGGTCTAAAGAAAAAGGGCTATGGACGAACGAGCAGACCAGCCTTTGTATTGCATTCATTGATGAAAAATATCGGTTTACCCCTCGTAAAGAACATATAGAGGTAGCTATTACCGCTTTAGCTAAAAAGAACACTTATCACCCCATTAAACAGCGTATTGAAAGTCAAAAATGGGATGGTAAAGCTAGAGGAGAACGCTACTTTATTGATCTATTAGGCTGTGCTGATAATTCCTATAATAGAGAAATTGCCAAAGTATGGCTAACAGGTCTCATGGCTAGAATTTATCTCCGTAAAGTAAAGTTTGAAGTCGTTCCTATTCTCATTGATAAAAGACAAGGAACTGGGAAAAGCACCGTTACTAAGCGACTACTCCCTAGCTACCACACTGATTCAGAAATCAAGTTTGGTAAAAATGATAGTGATTATCAGAAGATACAAGCCAATGCCATTATTGAGCTAGGGGAGCTAAAAGGCATGTCAAAGGCAGAAATTGAAACAGTTAAAAGCTTCATTTCCTCAGATAGTGATACTTATCGTGAACCTTATGAACGTAAAGCCACTCCTCATCCAAGGCACTGTGTCTTTATCGAACAGCTAATAAAAAATCTTTTCTTAAGGATAGTGGAACAGAAAGACGCTTTTTCCCTATTGAATGTGGTATCAATGACGTGAAAAAACATCCTATGGAGGTGGAAGAAGATTATTTCTTACAGGTACTCGCTGAAGCCAAAGTATGGTTTAACAATTATGAACCACTAACGCCATCTAAAGAGTTAATGAATCAGTTAGCAGACATTCAAGAAGATTATAAGGTTGAAGACGTCGACAAAGAAATTATCGATCAATTACTGAATGAGTTTCAAATTGTTGAAGGTTGGGATAGCTTATCACAGTATGAACAACGGCAATACATCCTCAAACAGCTAGGAGAGCCGTTAGATAATGCTCAAAGCTATAGTGACTACCCTTCCGCACAGACAGATTGCTTACTCCAAGTGACAAGTCCTAACCATATCGCTTATCTAGGATTTAACCAAAAACCAACGCAAGGTGGTAAGGCCCTTATTTCTCAAAAAATACGTGATTACTTAGATAATGATGACGGCTGGAAAAAAGGAGAGAATCCCGCAAGAAAAAGACTATTTAAAGGTGGAACTCCCGTACCTTACTATGAACGAGTTTAAAAACTACACTAATGCTACATAAAAACTACACGTAATGATACAAGCTAAAACCTTGGTATTATAGGCTTTATACTCTATTGTAGTATTAGTAGTATTTAATATTATAGATAATAATATTTATAACTAATAGTGCGCGTGCAAAAAAAGAAAGTCTTTTGCTCAAATTAATGCTACTAAAAGCACAAAGTGCCCAACCCCCTTGATACCACTGGCTTTATCCCTGTGCTTTTTGCTGTGCTATTTGATTTTTAAAAAAACAAAAAGCACACATTTTAGAGAGAAAAGAGGGACATATGAATCCTAACTATACAAATCATGGCGTAAAGAAAATGCGTTACAATTATGATGATTTGCCAAACGACCAGCTATACCGATTGGAACTTCCTAATGGTCAATGCGGTTATGACTTTATCACCAAAATTAATTTCAACACAAAGTCTAGACCGGGTGATTGTGATTTTACCAGACCAGAACTAACACGACGTGGTTACCAATGGGTCTTTGACTGTGGCTTTGCGATACCTGTTGAGAAAGGAGCTAAAACATGAAAATCAAACTATTTTATCAAAAACACAATGAATCACTAGATGATTTTGAACATCGGGTCAATCTCTTTACCCTATCGGTATCTGTGATAGACATTAAATTCCAAGAAGCCACTTATGGCAATTATGAAGACATGGATTCAAGAACAGGACTACTGGTCTTGTACAGGTAACTGATATGAAACTAAAATTACACACACGAGGTGGCAATACCATAACCATACAAGGAGACCGCACCCTCTATGATGAGTTGACCAAATATCTTTTATCTGGCCAACAACCAAACTGGGTGGCATGTCCTTCTGCCATCATCAATTTATCAGACATTATAGCAATCACAAAGGAGAAATAGCATGAGAACATTTTCAGACACACCAAAGACATTCACATTCCACTACACGTTTAAAGACTTTGATACCGCACAAGTAGCCTGCCATGCTATTTTAGGCTATATGACTGGGACCTATGAGCAACCAGTGATTGACGCAACTTATCACAATGATGACCAAGGTGGTCATGCTAATCAGTTAGTCTTAAAATATGCTGAAGACAGAAAGTTAAGCAAGGTCTTCAAGCGTATCTGTGATAGTTTCAAGGACTATTACAACCAACCTGAGGATATGACGGATGAAGAACTTGATCATCAGCGCGTGGTTTCTTTATCTAAAAGTACTCAAGGGAAAGTTAATAATCGAGACACACTTATAGCCTTCATCTCCGATCACAACCAACTGGCTGAACACCACTCTATGAATTATAAAGAGATGACGCCAGAAGACTTAGGGGCCATCCTTGAGTCTATCAGTCAAGCCTTTAACCATTTGTATGATATGGTTGTTGAAGGTCAGTTACTCGTTAAATAGACATTCAGAGGGTTTTCCCTCTTTTTGTCGTTTTATCAATAGTTTTGGGTTGTTTGAGTTTTAAGGAGAAAGAATGTTAGAACTATCTATTGAAAATATCATTAAACCAATGAAGATACAGGGGAAGACAAGAGTTACAGGATCAATAGGTGACCAAGCTATCCGCATAGACCTAGATGGGCTAGTGATTCACTACAATGGTCAAGGCCTATTGCTTGAAACGATTCCAGGAACTTATGGTGGCAAACGTTACTTTTTCGTGTGTCCTTACTGTGAGAGACGTTGTCGGAAATTATTTAAGGCTTCTCATGCCTTTGCTTGTGGTTCTTGTCAGAAGGTTCATCAAGCCACGCTCAATCGAAGCAAGACAGACTGTTGCTACTACTGGCAATTAGCCTTTAAAGAGTGTTTGAAAGTAAATCCAGAAGCAAGACACATTCATGGATATTATAGTCGTGATGACTTTCCTAAACGTCCAAAGTACATGAGATTAACCAAATACCTTTATCACTGGAGAAGATTTCATTACTATATGGATAAGGGTGACAGGTATTGGCTATAATATTCGGAAACTACCCCCTTCATTTTTAAACGGGGCTATATTGTTCGGAAACTTAAGAACGCGCCCTTTTCCGTGCAAAAAATTCCCTTTTTGAAATTTTCACCGAAGATTAAAAACTTGATATGAAAGGATTTGACATCTCATTTTAGCCCATAACCCTGCCACAAAGAATAACCATCTAAGACTAAAATAAAACATTGTTTTAGCGCTTCTAGCTACTAAGTTGATGATTTATACTATAAACTCTAAAAAGTGCTTAGAAACGATTTTAGAAGCCAAAAGCGAAGTACTACAAAAAATATCTAGTTTACAAAATGAACAAAACAAAAAGACGTCCACACGGAACACCCCTTGGTTAAATTTAAGCTTAAATAAATTATACCATAACCAGGAGAAAAGACCATGAGCGCTAAAGAACAACTTAAAGAATTGAAACCACTTTTCGCTTTAATAACCTTATTTGAGGAACAACGAGATAAAGACATCAAGCTGATAAATGCTTTTCATAATCCTGAAGCAATAAGACATATCGAAAAAGGTACAGCTAAACAACTCTTATATTTAGCTAAAGAACGTGATAAGAGACTAGCCATGATCGCCACACTCCAAGATGAGAGACAGATAGCTGTTATTAAGGCTAGATACGTGGATGACTTATCATGGGACGAGATACTCGATAAACTAGGTTACTCAAGAAACACTGTGTTCAAACTACATAGAGAAGCTTTAGAGGTGTTAGATGAGCAAGAAGAACGCTATTCGTAAGCTGAAAGAATTCCATAGATGGCAACGTATCGCTAATAGCCTTGATTTAACTTATACCGAGCTTTACCAGTTTGATATAGAGTACCATCCCACGCGCAGAAAACACCTTGAAATAAGCCGAGAATGCGCCCTAGAGGAACTAGACGCTATTAGGTATGCCATTAATCAACTGTCTAAACTAGATTACAGAAAGATACTGATTGAGTGTTACTTGATCAGTGAGAAAAAACCTCAACAAGACATCATAGCAGAACTTAACAGAAGTCAAAGTTGGTACTATGAGACTAAGAAACGAGCTTTGCTTGAGTTTGTGGAATTTTACAGGGATGGAGTGCTAAAAAATAATGTTCGTTTATGACAATGGTTTAAGATTAATACGTCTCTAATACAGTTAACACATCCATCTAGAAAATAACGATTAGAAGAAACGAACTTGGTATCGTTTGCAAAGCTGACTTGGTGGGTCAAATTAGACATAAAATATCAAAAAGTAGAATGGATTTTTTGACTGATTAACTGGTATTGTGGAGTTCGATATTTAATTTTAAGGAGAATATAGTGAAAAAGAAATTAGTTATGATGTTAACTTTGTTAATATCAATATGTGCTATAAGTGTCAGAGCTAATGAAAGTGGCGATTTGTTTACAACTATAGGGCAATCGCACTTACCTGGAGTAACCGTAGCACCATTTAAAACAGGAGATACAACCATTAATGTTAATCTAGATCCCTATGGGTATGTTTATGGTTTTGTAACTTCAAGTAATGGTAATAAAATTAAAAAACCCGAAAACAAAACTTATGAAATTCCTTGCTCTATTTTGGAGAAACAAGATAATCGAAACTGCGAAGGAAGGAAATGGACAGTAAGTGGCAATCGTGCTGATGGAGGAGGCAACTACACAGTTCAATTGGAAAAACCACTTGCTGAAGGAGACAAAGTTACCTTATCTTTTGCGGATGACGGGAATCTATACTTTGGGCAACTTGTATTTGAGGATGGAAAAACACATAATGAACGTCTTCAAAAAGAGAGAGATGCCGAAGAGCAACAATATGCGGAGGAGTTATTCAAGCGTTCTATCGAAGAAGAATCCAAAAAAACTTGGCATCAACGCTTGAGCGATAGCATCCAAGACCAATGGTGGAACTTTAAAGACTGGTTGAGAGGGTAGTTTTTTCCTCAATGACACTAATCGTGCTATAATAAGCCATAGGGCAAACTAAAAGCGTAGTATCTAAACCACGCTAGTTCTTGCCTGCTGAACTCATTGTGTAAAGGACCTGCAAAGGTCTTTTTTTGTTCACCTTTTTGTGGACTTTTGAGGGAAGTCTAAGGAAACTTAAAACCTATATTTTTTCAAAAACACAGTCATATCAATGCTTAAGGACTGTCAATACCCTGTAAAGACTGCCAATCCAAGTCCAATAATGTTTGTCATAATTTCCTCGCATTCTTATGGACTATTATAACACACTTAATAAATAGCCGAAGGCCTCGGACCGTTTTTGACAGAACAAAAAGATGCTTTCTATATTGAAGGCATCTTTTTCATTTTCAGCTGAAAGACTATAACAACTTTTTCAATTCGTAAAGGGTTGTCATTGCTTGAAGCGGGGTCATGTTCATGACATCAATAGCTTCCAGTGCTTGCCTAATCTCATGAGTTTTCTCTTCATCACCAAAAAGGGATAATTGCCCCTGTCTAACAGCGCTGCTTGACTCAACTTGTGAAGGGACTGATATTATCTCAGTAGATCGTGACTGTGTTTCTAAACGGGTCAGAACTTCGTCTGCTCTCTTTAATAGGGATTTTGGCAGTCCTGCTATTTTTGCCACATGAATACCGTAAGATTTATCCGCCGGTCCCTCAGCAATCTTATGAAGGAAGGTAACATCGCCATCTTTTTCAAGCGTTGCTACATGAACATTGACTAGACTTGTCAACTTAGTTGACAAGTCTGTCAATTCATGATAATGCGTTGCAAATATGGTCTTAGCACCAACTCTATCATGGATATATTCAATAATTGCCTGGGCTAAAGCCATACCATCATAAGTTGCCGTACCTCGTCCCAGTTCATCAAATAGAATAAGAGAGTTGTCACTTGCGCGTTTGATTGCTTGGTTTGCTTCCATCATCTCCACCATAAAGGTTGATTGCCCAGAAATCAAATCATCAGCAGCCCCAATACGCGTAAAAATCGCATCAAATAAAGGTAAATCAACATGGTCAGCAGCCACAAATGAACCCATCTGGGCCATGATAACCGTTAAGGCCAGCTGTCTCATATAAGTCGACTTACCACTCATATTTGGACCTGTAATCAGCTGAATACTGGTCTGTTGGTCAAAAGAGATACTATTGGGAATGTATTCCTGCACTCCCATAACCTTTTCAACAACGGCGTGACGACCTTCTTGAATTGTAATCACATGATTATCATTGAACTGCGGCCGAATATAATGATTGGTTTCAGCAACTACTGCTAAACTTTGCAAAACATCCACCGTTGCCAAAGTTTTAGCCAGTTTCTGTAAACGATTAATATAGGTTTCAACTTGAGCTCGAATACACATAAAAATATCGTATTCTAAACTAGATGACTCTTCCCTAGCCTCTAACATCTGACCTTCAATCTTAGCCAATTCTGCTGTTCCATAACGCTCAGAATTTTTTAAAGTTGCCTTTCTGAAAAAATGCTCGGGAACTAAGCTAAGATTTGAATTCGTAACGTGAAAATAATAACCATCTTTTTTATTGTAATCAATTTTTAGGTTATTAATGCCACTTTCTTGACGCTCTTTGGCCTCAATATCCGCAATCCAGCCTGTTCCTTCTCGCATCACTTTACGATAATAGTCCAAGCGCTCATCAAAACCAGTACGAATAATACTGCCTTCACTAATAGTTGCTGGTGCATCTGGATCAATGGCTGTTCTAATCAAGTATTCCAACTCAGGCAAACTGTCAATATCATTGACAAGTTTGTCAACACAAGGACTGTTAAAAGACTCTAAGATAGCTTTGATATAAGGCACTTGGGCTAAGGTATGCCCCAATTGAAGTAAATCTTTCGGATTTGCCTTGCCAAAAGACACGCGACTAGATAAGCGTTCGATGTCGTAAACACCTTTTAAACTATTGCTTAAATCGGTTCGCTCAATAAAAGCATTCAGAAAAACTTGAATAATTTCTTGACGCTCTAAAATAGCTTCTTTAGAAACCAAAGGTCGATCAATCCATGAGCGCAAAAGCCTCATCCCCATAGCTGTCTTGGTTTCATCTAAAAGCCAATACAGACTTCCATGTTTTTTATTAGTCCTAGCATTTTCTACCAAATCTAAACTTGACTTAGTGGCATACGACATCTGCAAATAATCCTTGATCTCATAGTGAACCAAGGCTTGCAAGTGGCTGAGTTCTCGCATTTGTGTTTTGTGAACGTATTGCAAGAGTTTTCCTGCCGCTGTCAGTTCTACCGTTGTCAATTGGCCGTCAATTAAAGATTTATCTTCATAGACCGTTTCTTCATAAGAAAGCAGCAAATTCATCTGCTTGACCAAAATCGTCTGTTCTTCTTCAGATAAATCAAAACCTAGTAAGACTTCTTTTGCCTTGAGGTTTTGGATTTCGCTACGAACACTCGTAAAGTCCGCCAAATCTGTCACGCAAAATTCACCTGTGGATACATCCATATAAGCCAATCCATAACGGCAACCATCAAAGTCAACAGCTACCAAAAAGTTATTGGCGCTATCTGGCTTAGCTGAATCCACAACCGTTCCAGGAGTTATGACTTGAACGACCTCACGCTTCACCACCCCAACAGCTTGCTTTGGGTCTTCCATTTGTTCTGCGACAGCAACCTTGTAACCCAACTCAATTAACACATCAATGTATTGTTGGGCAGAATGATGTGGCACGCCTGCCATAGGAATTGGATTTTCCGCATTCTTGTTGCGACTGGTCAAACCAATTTCTAAGAGTTGTGCTGCTTTGACAGCGTCCTCGTAAAATAATTCATAAAAGTCACCCATCCTAAAAAGCAAAAAAGCATCTGGATAATCTTTTTTGATGTCCAGATACTGTTGCATTCCAGGAGAAATGTTAGTTTTTGCCAT